TTCGTGGCTCCATCCCAATATGAAGTATGAGCCAGGGTTGGCTTCTAATAGAATCCTGATTAACATTCCGCCCAACCACGCCAAGTCTATGACGGTGACCGTAGATTACGTCACCTGGCAGGTTGCCCGTAATCCTAACTTTAGAGTACTCATCGTATCTCAGACGCAGCAGTTAGCTGCCGACTTTCTCTACGCCATCAAGAACCGCCTTACGCATCCAATGTATCAAGACTTACAACAGGCGTACGCTGCTGGCGTAGGGTTTAACTCTAAGTCTGCCTCGTGGCAGGCTACCCGCGTCACCTTCGGTGATGAGCTACGTGAGTCTGCTGAAAAAGATCCAAACATCGAAGCCGTCGGTATCGGTGGTCAGATCTACGGTAAGCGTGCCGATATGATTATCGTAGACGATGCGGTGACATTAAAGAACGCCAACGAGTTTGAAAAGCAAATCCGCTGGTTAACCCAGGATGTGCGCTCCCGTTTGAACCCTACTGGCAAGTTAATCATTATTGGTACCCGCGTCTCTGCCGTAGATCTCTACCGCGAGCTACGCAACGAAGACCGCTACCCAGGTGGTCAGGTCCCGTGGAAGTATCTGGCTATGCCAGCGTTGCTGTCCACAGATAACGACCCTGACAAGTGGGAAACTCTATGGCCTGCCTCTGACCTACCCTTTGATGGGCAGACAGAATCAGACCTAACACCAGAAGGATTATACCCACGCTGGAATGGTCGCAACCTTTACAATGAGCGCCAAGCTATGGATGCTTCCACTTGGGCGCTGGTGTACCAGCAACAAGATATATCAGATGATGCTATCTTTGACCCAGTATGTGTGAGAGGTTCTATTGATGGAATGCGTAAAGCAGGTCGGTTGGTTCCTGGCAACCCTGGTCACCCACGCGATACGAACGGCTTTAGTTTTATTTGTGGTCTTGATCCCGCTATGGTTGGTGATACAGCCGTCGTTTGTTACGCTGTTGATAGGGCTACTCATAAACGCTATATCGTTGACGCTATTAAAATTACTCGTCCAACACCTGCTGCGATCCGTCAGCTAATCTTTGACTGGACTTCCCTGTACCAACCCAGTGAGTGGATAGTAGAGAAAAATGCTTTTCAATCATTCCTAACCCAAGATGAGGGCATCCGCCAGAATCTTGCCTCCAAGGGTGTGCTACTGCGAGAACACCATACTGGTACCAACAAGTGGGACTCCGGTTTCGGTGTTGCTTCTATGTCCACGTTGTTTGGTACCAAGCAGCACGACGGCAAGCATCACAGAGATAACCTTATTCACCTACCATCAGATCAAACTGAAAACATTAAGGCGCTCATTGAGCAGTTAATTACTTGGTCGCCAACTACTAAGGGTAAGACCGATATGGTGATGGCGTTGTGGTTCTGTGAGATCAGAGCACGTGAGATGCTCAACCAAGGTATGCACAAGACACACCATCTAAAGAATCCATTTCTATCTCGCTACGAGGTAGGCAAGCGAACAGTTATCAACATAGATGAACTGCTTGCAGAAAAAGATCGTACATTCATCTAAGGAGATAATAATGGCAAATATGAAAAAGGCTGCTGTTTCTGGAAAAACAGTTAAGACAACTACTTACAGTCCTTTGAATCCATTTAAGAAAGATGTAAAGATGGTAAACGAACGCACAACTCGTAAGCCAGTAGCCAAGCCAACAGCAAAGCCAAAGACAACAACCAAGGCACCTGCAGTTAAGAAGCCAGCAGTCAAGCGTCCAAACGTTAAGCCAGCACCACTTCCAAAGAAGCCAAAGCCACTTACAGGACCTGCAGCAGTTGAGGCAATCCAACGCCGCACTTCACCATCTGGTGTAAAGAAGGCAGAGTCAGGCGCTAAGAAGGGCATTGACAAGAAGTATCCAGGATTATACAAGAAGTCTAAGTAAGGACCCCACATTGTTATCAGTCAAAGAAGTTGACGCAAAGCTCGCACGTTTGCGTACTCGCTCATCAGCGCGAGATCAACGTATGCGTGACGTGCTCTCGGTGCGTCAGGGAGACATCTCAAAGGTTTACCCTGCGATGTTTTCAGAGGAGTACCCAAAGCCTCTCGTTGCAAACTTCATTGACGTAGCAGCACGAGATCTAGCAGAAGCGATGGCACCATTGCCATCTTTTAACTGCTCAGCAACTAATATGGTTTCAGATGCAGCACGCAAGGCTGCAGATACTAGAACTCGTATTGCAAACTTTTATGTAACAAACTCAGACCTACAACTGCAGATGTACACAGCAGCAGACTGGTATAACACCTACGGTCTAGGTATTGGTATGGTAGAGATGGACTATGAGGACAACAATCCTCGTATCCGTATGCTCAACCCATTTGGTACCTACCCAGAGTTAGACCGTTATGGTCGAGTAATATCTGTTATGCAGGTACTAGTTACCGATGCAGAGACATTAGCTGCTCAATATCCAGAGTATTACGATCTTATCTTGGGTAAGAACCAGTACGCTTTATCTTCTCCTTATATCTCAATGGTCAAGTACCACGACAAAGATCAGGACTTGCTCTACATCCCAGAGCGCAAAAACCTAGTTCTATCTCGTACACCTAACGTACTAGGTAAGTCAATGGCATCTGTTGTAATGCGTTCATCCCTAGATGGTGAAGCACGCGGTCAGTTTGATGATGTGTTATCAGTTCAGCTCGCACGTGCTCGCTTTGCAGTATTGCAGATCCAAGCAGCAGAAAAGTCTATCCAAGCACCTATTGCTATTCCACAAGATGTGCAGGAGTTGGCTCTTGGTCCAGATTCTATTATGCGCTCTGCTAACCCACAAGGTATTCGTCGCGTTCCACTAGAACTACCACCTGGAGTTTTTACAGAATCTGGCGTGCTAGAGCGTGAACTACGCTTAGGTGCTCGCTACCCAGAGTCACGTTCAGGCAACATTGACGCATCAGTTGTAACAGGTCGCGGTGTACAGGCTCTACAGGCAGGCTTTGATACACAGATTAAAGCAGCACAAGCACAGTTTGCTCGTATGTTCCAAGAACTTATCTCTGTTTGCTTTGAAGCAGACGAGAAAATCTTTGGTGGTATTCCAAAGACTATCAAGGGTTCAGATGACGGAACACCTTACGTTCTCAAGTACACACCATCTCGTGACATCAAGGGTGAGTACGGCGTAGATGTACGTTACGGAATTATGTCTGGTATGGATCCTAACCGTGCCATTATTGCATTACTACAAATGCGTTCAGACAAGCTCGTATCTCGTGACTATGTACGTCGTGAGATTCCAATGGACTTAAATGTTACGCAGGAGGAACAACGTGTTGATATCGAAGAGATGCGCGATTCTTTGCGCGTGGCTGTTGCTCAGTATGCTCAAGCCATTCCGGCCCTTGCAGCGCAAGGCCAAGACCCTAGTGAGATTATCACCCGCATTGCATCTGTTATCCAAGGTCGGCAAAAGGGCCAATCGCTAGAGAGCACAATCGAAAAAGCATTTACACCAGAACCAGTCCCAACCCCAGAGATGCCACCTATGGCACCGGGTATGGAACAACAACTTCCAGCAGCAGGTGTGGCCCCCGCTCCTGCCTCGCAGCAACCTCCACAAGAACAAGCTGGTCAGGCCCCTGCTGCTGGTCAACGTCCCGATATAGCCCAACTACTAGCTGGTATTACCGGCGCAGCATAATAAGAGGAGGTGTAAATATGAACAAAGGATCACGTGCAGCAGCACCAATGTCAAAGCCAGTTGAAGGTAAGAAGGATACTTCTAAGCCAGCAGGTGGCAAGGTAGTACCATCAATGATGCCAGCAGGACGACGCGGAAACGCAGTCAAAAAAGGATAATAACTTTAATCAAGCGAAAGGTACTGGGTGATGGATAATAATAACGATGTTCCACGCCCAGTACACTTCGCTGATTTTTTAGTTGCACTATCAGGTTTTGTACATAACATTGCAGGATCTGTACAGACACTTACAGAAGAAATTATGGAAATAGCAATATACAATGCTAACCGCCACGCTAAAGTAAACAGAGTGTGGGAACAGTTCACAAACGATTTAGAAACAATAGAGGAGGACAAACAGTGAGTATGATGAATCCACTGGCTGGACCAGCAGGCCCAGGTAAGTTCTCTACACGTACAGATAAGTTAGAATTAGGTTCAACAGCATACGGTGAAGGTAAAGAAACACAAGAAATTTTATCTTCTGAACCACTTGCAAAGACTGGTGATGTAAAACCTGCAAGTGCAGCAGGTGTTCGTGAAGCTGCAATGCAGACTAAAGCAACAGGATTATATGCACCGTCAGATGATACACGACCAATTACTGCTGGATTAAATCGCGGCGATGGTCCTGGCTCTGATGCACTAATGATGTCAAAATCAACAGTTAAACTTTCAGATTCTTTAGCACTAATGCTTCCTTATGACACTACTGGTGAGATTGCAGTTCTATACCAGACAGCTCTATCGCAAGGTAACTAATGTCTGATAATGTAAAAGCAGCAGCACTTGCTGCAAACCTACAAGGTCAGTCTAAGAAACAGGTTGATGACTTAGTTAAGTCATTGTTTGTACACAGAGAACTGTCTAATCTTCCTAAAGATGTAGCAGCAGCTAAGTATGCAGCGTTGCCACAAGACCAGCGTACAGATCTTGTTAACAAATATGGGCAAGAAGACCCAATCACTAAGCCATCTCGTGGCTGGCTTGGCACCGCTTGGCACTACACAGCTAGTTACAACCCATTAACTCTTGCATTCAAGGGTGCTATTGAATTATCTGACCTTGCTACACGCACCTATCGTGCAGTCGCTATCCCATTATCAGAAGGTGATGTTGGCTTTGCTTGGGATAAAGCAAGCGATAAAGGCGACAAGATTTTTAATGAAAACCGCATTCAAAAGGCAAGGTCAAAGTACGGCCAAGATGCTGTAGATATTGCTATGCGTATTAAGTCTGGTGAAGACATAGGTAAACTATTTGCAACTGCAACTCCTGAACAACAGAAGTATATTATGTTGGCAGATCCGCAGAACAAGGTTATACCTAATGTAACAGATATTGACGCTGCTCGTGAACTATTTAACGATACTTTACTAGAGGTAGACCAGGCTAAGTTTTCTCCAGGTCGCCAATTTGCAAGCCTTATCCTTCCTGAGTCATTAGAAAAAAATGGCTTAGTATACGGACTAGTATCAGGTACAGCAGATGCTGCCTATCGTTTGTTTGCAGATCCAATCGTTGTAGCCTCAAAGATACGTAGCCTATATGTAGTTGGCAAGTATTCACTTGATGTTATTACCAATGGTCAAAAAGTAGCTGATTACTTTGCAAACCCTGCAGCTACTAATTTCTGGAATGATTATGGCGCAAAACTAGATGCCTACACAAAGGCTCAAAGGGCTTCAGGAACCAAAGCTTCAACGTTAACTACTCTACGAGATGAACTTAAAGTTCTTGCACCAGAGTTTGGCCCAGCAGTTATACGTTTACTTCAAGATAACAAAGTTGTAGATGCAATTTCTACACGTGCCTTTCTTGAAAATACAGACGAAGCTGTAAATATGATTAAAGGTGCAGTTGGTCGCAAGCGTGTGATTCTTCCACGTTTAGATAAACAACGTAAGACTAGAATTGCTATTGTTACAGGCGCTGATAGAGTAATCAACATTGATAGATTTGCTCCTAAGATTATGGATGCTATCTATGGCGCACCGATTACCACTGATGGAATTGTTGAAGCTCTTTCTAAAGAAGGAACTGAAATTGGCGCAAAGGTTAAGCAAAGCCAAGAGCTACGCTTTTCATCTGCAACAGTTGCTGCTCGATTAGATAGATTTAAGGCTAAGTTTAATATCGCTCCTATGTTTAAGGACGATAAGTTTGATGTTATGGCAAAAGATGCTTCAACTCAAGTATTTCGTCTTGCTCGTCTAGTAATGACAAAGCAAGATGCACGTATGATCGCTGAAACTTTTGAATCAATAGATGATATTGGTAAGCGTAAAGAAATGGTCAAGGGCATCTGGGGTACTATTGCAGAATCTCGTGGACTAAACCTTACTGAAGCAGGACAAAAGATTGTTAAGACTACAATCGGTAAAGATGATGCTAAGTTTTCTGTAGGTAACTTTGGTGATGACTTTCAA